TAGCTTAGCCATTGTTCTTCTCCTTGAGTTTGGCTTCGATGTGTCGCACCAGTTGCGTGGTTGACCATGTGCCGCCCATGTAGTGATGCGCTTGATCAACTTCCTCATCCGTCAGCCCAACCCACTCACGCTCAGCTTTTGCTCCGTCTTTTAAACCCTGTCGATAATTCACCCAGTCAGGCTCAAATGTATCTGCGGCAACCATCTCAGGAGCATCGTCTGCGTGTCTGTAACGGGCCACGATTTCGTCACACACCTTTGCACACGCCTCACGCTCTACCTTTACCGCATAGCGCCCGACCAACTTAGCAAAGCTTTCAAGCGCGTCTAGATTAATTTCATTTGTCTGGTAGTAGTGCGGTAGCTTTGCGTCACGCGCCAGTTCAATAACTTTTTCTATGTTCATTTGTTCTTCTCCTTGAGCTTTTCTTCGACAATTGCTGCAACATCAGCGAACGTAAAGTCATTTACGATGTCAGGCACACGGGGACGCATTGAGTCGTAGTCTTCTGGTGTCAGCCCAACCCAAGGCTTCTGTGTTTCCGGCGGGGCACCTTTATACACATCTTTGACGGAAACGTGGTTTTCACTCATTTGTTCTTCTCCATCTTGAAGAAATTCATCTTGCTCATCGGCAGACATCTGAGCAAATGTTTGAAAGTGATTCTCACCGCAACAGTGAAACCGCACCTTCTCTTGTCCGCAGTAGCAACAGTACTGTGTACCGTCTTCCATCATCTCTTGCTTTGTCATCTCACATTCTCCTTATCGTTGATAACTTTTGCTTTTTTCAATTTCAGTACATCACGAACAAGGCGCTGGGACCTGTCCAACTCACCCACCGTAACAATCTCCAGTTGCCTATCGTGCAACTCCATCGCTTCATTCAGCGCTTGCATCTCAGCAGCCTTTAGGACATAACGGTCTGCGCGCATGCCGCGTTTACAAACCTCCAGAAGCGCGTCTAAGCCGTTTTTAACTGTGCAGGCATACTCTGTACCAAAGTCCATTAAAACGAGCGCTTCGGTGGTATTCAAGGCGTTTATGAGCACGTCTAGCTCTTTGCGCCCAGCTTGACCTTTAACAAGCATGGCCAAAGCGTTGTGATTCTTCAATTTCAACGTCAGCAGAGAGCCTTCGTGCTGGGCCACTGGGGTTACGCTTTCCACCACAAAGGCCAGTGGGTTGGCCAACATTGGTTTTGGTTTGTACTTGCTCTTTTTGCGCATCATTTCCCCAATGCTTGTTTGATCTGAGCGCGTATATGCTCGGGCATGGGCTTGGCAGCCTCACGGTCTTGATTGATTCTGGCCAGCACAGGGTCAATCCCCGGCTTGGATGGCACTGTAGACCGAGCAATGTCAGCGGCCTGCTGGGTATAGTTTTTCTTCTCAACGACCCACTCGGCTTTAAATGAGGCCCAGCCCCGGACTACCGTCTCAGACAGCGCTTGCTCAAGAGTCCAGCCAGCTTTCTCTGCCTCGCGTTGTATGCCGGTAATTACCAGCTTGCTTACGCGTGCTTTCTTGCGCTTGCGGTGCTCAACAAACTCTTGCCAAACAGATTGAGAGACGCCTTCAGGCGTAAAGTTGTCTTTAACTGGTTTATGGGTCTTGGGTATTGGGTATTGGGTATTGGTAGCATTGCCTTCGCTATGCGTTCGCATTGCGCTTGCATCACCCTTTACTTTTTCCCACCTCATTTTGGCAGACACGGACGCCTTGCTAGACTTTTCAACCATTCTGGCGATCTCTTGGTCTGCGCGAGTAGACACCCAGCCCGCATCAGTCTGCTCAAAGAACTCATCCAAAACGACTGCTATGCAATCGCTATGCGAACGCATGCGTATGAGCCTTGCAAGCTCTTGCACGTTGAGGGGCAACGGCTGCTCATGCAAATAGTAGGCGTCAAGCAAACGCCTGTAGGCTAAGTCTTCCATCTCATCAAGATGGCTTGTGTGCGACGTGTAGTCGCCAATGTGAAACGTGTAGTAGTGCATAAAGCATCTCCGCGTAACTCCCAAAAAAGAAACGACAGCAGGCGGGGAGTTCGCTTTTTGGTCTGCTCATGACTTCAGACCTAGCCGTGTTTCAAACTAGTATACCTAAAAAACGACCTCGATCATGGTCACCTCTACGCAAGGGTGCATGCCGTAGCGTTTGCTGACGTGCAGGCTAACAACTTGGCCATCATCCGTGTACAGAATGCCATTGCAGGCGTCTAGGATGCTCTTAGCGTGGTTGTCTAAGTCTTGCTTATTGGTAGGTAGAGTGCGGCCCTCTAACGCTTCCTGCGTCTTTTTCTTGGACCACGACTTAGCTATTGGCAACACCACCACAATGCCAACGGCCACCGGCCACTCAACCGGCGCGCTGCTGCCCATTGCGTCACGCGCTGCGTCGGCCACCTCAGCTTCCCACGACTTGGTCTTTTCTGGTGTGTAGGTGTGTATGTGGCTGCCCCTGCGAGAAAACCTTGGCCTGCCCTTGGGGACTGGCACCCCAAACGCTACAAATTCCACTGTGAATGCCATGCTGCTCCAATTCGATATCTGATAGGTCGCCTGTCATGTACAGGGCTTTATTGATGACAAATGCGCTGTAAATGTCACCATCCCTGACGCGGTCAAGCAAGGCTTTAGCGGCTTGTGGTGTCATAGTGGTAACCGCTCTGGTTGATCATGGCGCTAAGACGGTCTTGCACGTCGCTGTACTGGCCAAGGTGAGAGACAATCAACTCCTCAACTAGACTGGCCTGCGACCTGCGCTGCTCTCTGGCTGCACGCATCAGTAGTTCTTTGGCCGCAGGACGTACCCGCACAAGGATGGCAATAGGTTTATCGATCATGGTTTGGATTATAGATATCTGCATGAAAGCAACGTATCAGTGTAAACCCCTATACCGCTACCCTTTTATTTATGGCGTAATTGATTTCAGGGCGATATCAGTCACCCTGTTTTTAAATCATCCACTAGGAGATCAAAATGACACAGCAATACGCAAACCGCCACGGTTACTCTGACGTAGAACCCTTTGAGGTTATCCGCGCAATCAGCGGTAAAACCCTTGAAGTCCGCAAGATGGCTTCAGAGCGCGACCCCAGCGTCGAACTTAAGTTTGTCCCCGGCGGCTTTTCTGGCCACTGCGAAAACCAACGCGACCAAAAATGGTTTATCACCAGCGACGTGTCTAAGCCAATCATTCGCATTCGCCTTGGTAAAAACGGTTGGAAATCAGCCTGTGGCTCTAGGTTTGTCGTGGCAGACCAGCCCCATCGCTTTTACGACTACAACTTTTAATCTTTGCCACCGGGGCTTCGGCCCCTTTCAGGAGAAATTTATGTCCGTCGATCTTTCAATACACAACGTTACAAAAGTAGAGCTTGGCCCTACCGTAACCCATTCAAGCAATGGCCAAGATTATGAGTTAACAACACGCGACATTTTGATCACGCACCAGAATGGCCAAGTGTTTACCTTGGCTTTGTTTACGCATTCCGACAACCAACCTTTAGAGGTATCTGTATGAGCCACCGTTACCAGCCACCCATCGAGCGCAAGCCGGCATCTAAGCTTCGCGCCATTGTTTTAGACTGCCTTTTTGCTTTGGCCTTGGCCTTGGTTTTAGCCGGCGGAACCGTTGAATATTTGTCAAGGTAACTATGCCCTACTCAACCAACCCACTTCAGCGTTACGCGCCACCAATCGACGGCAACGTCCACCGCGCTTTGTCCCACCTTATTGCTAATGGCGCGTCTAACATAGACAGGCTGTACGCAATCAGCCACCGAACAAACCAAAGCCGCGCTAACTGGCGCTCTGAATCTCTTGTGCCGTCTGCCCAAAAGGGCTTGATTGAAATAGACGATTTAACCATTCGCTTAACCGACCTTGGCCGCGAGTTTTATTGGTACCAAGAGGGCCGCCGCAAGGTGCCATCTATGCCCAAACGCGATTACACAAAACTAATGGACCGACCCACCTACGACTTTGCCGAATTAAACATTAAGCCAGCGCGTGTCGGGGCCATGGACTTTATTAACGTGCCTAGCTGGACAAACAACCGACGCGAGTACCGAAAGGACGCAGAGCTATGAAACTATTTGGCATCGACTGGCGTAAGCTTTACCGCAGGACAGACCCACACACATCAATGGAGGCCGCTAAAAATGTAAACACCACCAAGCTTGAGCGCATTGTTTACGACGTTGTTTGCTTACACCCCAATGGCTGCATACAGGATCAGGTGTTGGCTGCGTTGCCAGGCAAACCGTACAGCAGCGTAACCGCTCGGTTCTCAAGTTTAATCCGCAAGGGTTTGATTGAGCCAACTGGCGAAACAAGAACCGGCAAATCTGGCCGTCAACAACGAGTACTTAGGAGCACACCATGCCAAAATTAACATCAGATACCACCCTGTCATGCTCACAACTGCCATCAGTTATGGGACACAGTAAATGGTCTACACCTAACGACACACTAAATTTCTGTGTAACCGCCTTAGACGGTCAAGATCCACGCACAGAGGCCGGCGAGGCAGCAGACTGGGGTAACCTGTTGGAAGAAAAAATTCTAGGTGTGATGGCCCAACGCCTTGGCCTAGAGTCGTGGGTCATTCCAGAGGAAGCCTACGCTCACGCAGATCTGCCGTTGGCCTGTAGTCTTGATGGCATTGGCCGCCCAAATGGCACCGTGGTGATCAAGCACAATCCGGCTGACGGCATTTACGTCATGGACGGCGACGAAATTGAGATCAGTGGCGACGGCATTTTAGAGTCCAAGTTGACGCGTGGCTACCCAGAAGACACGCCGCCCCTGTACCGCGGCCCTTTGCAAGTCCAAGGCCAGATGATGTGTACAGGTTTGCAGTGGGCGGCTATTGGCACGCTGTATTCAGGCGTTGAGCTACGCATCTATCTGTACAAGCCACACGAGGCCACACAGGAAGCCATTTGGCAGACAGCAGAAGACTTTAACCTCCGGCTTATTACATACAAAGAGACAGGCGAGATCGAGTGGTACGAGCCAGCAACATCTAAGGACGCAGACCGAGTCTGGGATGATGCCAACGACGCAGACATTAATTTGGGTGAAAACTTTGAGTCCATTGCCGCTGCCGTTGTTGACCTTAAGGCCAAAAAGAAAATATTAGACGGGCAGGTTACTCACCATGAGCTTGAGCTTAAGAAGGTTATGAAAGACTTCAGCAGCGCGCAAGCTGGCCGCTACAAAGTTAGCTGGCCTATGCGTCACTACAAGGCTTCGCCTGAAAAAATTACACCAGCAAAAGAGGCGTACTCAATTCGCCAGTCAACACTAACCATTAAGGAAATCAAATGAACAAGATAGCCGCGGCTTTTGTAGCTGCTAAAAAAGAGTTTGCTCCTGCTTTAAAAAGCAGCACTAATCCACACTTTAGAAGCAAGTATGCTGACCTTGCTGGCTGCCTCGAAGCAGTCAATGATGCATTGCTAAACAATGGCATTGCCGTCTATCAAGAGACATCAGCAGACCTCGATGGAGTGACCGTAGAGACTGTGTTTATGCATGAAAGTGGCGAGGTCCTGCGCGGTGGCAAGCTGCATGTACCCGCTGCAAAGCAAGACCCGCAGGGATACGGCAGCGCGCTGACATACGCTAGGCGTTACAGCATCATGGCGGCGTGTGGCATAGCAGCGGAGGACGACGACGGCAACGCTGCCTCAAAAGCCAGACCACGCAATGCTTTGGACAATGTGCAGCCAGTAGCGCAGGGCTTACCATTGATGCTGCCAAACAATAGAACCTACGCCGTCCTTAAGGATTCTGGCCAATGGGTTAACGAGCTAGTGGGGTTGTGTACTAAAGTCAAAGAGTCCGGCAAATTGTCGCAAGAGGATAAAATTCTAAAGCTTTCCGATATTGGCAAGGCCAACGAAAAGCAAATTAGCAAACTGGACTTTGAGTTACAAACCCACGTCTCACTTGCTTTAACCACCAAACCCAAAGAGGCTTAATATGGACACCACTAATTGGCAAATGGATTGGACCTTGCTTGAAGAAGAGTATCAAAGATATTGCATCAAATGCCAAGACAATAAGGTGGTGCCAATGTCTTTTGGGGATTGGTTTATGGTCGAGCCGCGTGAGCTAAACGACTAAGCCATTTCAAAATGAGGGCCGTCGATAAAGGGTCGGCGGTTCTCAGTTCTGCGCGTGTCAATGTAGTGGTTCATTGCGTCTTCCATGGTGTCTGCCCATTCGCAAATGTCGGCCACGTTCCACGCAGCACCCCATCGCATTGGCATGCCCACCTCACGCGCAGCTTGTGCCATGGCATCGGCAATGTCGTCGTATAGATTAAGCTCCCACGAAACGTTTCCATCGACGTAGGCAACCAAGTCTACAGCCTCGCCAACCAGGTGCTTTGATTTCATAGTTTTGCTTTTGCCGGCGGCCACATACTTGCGCTGTGTTTCTTCGCTACGCAACCCTTCAGACACGCCAAAGTCCACCTTGGTAATCTCAATGGCTCGCAGCACCACAGCCTTTAGCTCAGGACGTACGCCGTCCAGTCGATCAAGGCTGCGTTGTGATAACTTAAATGTCATTTAGATGGCTCCTTGCCGGTGGTGTCGCTTGCGCCTAAGAAAAAGTTCATTATCGTAGCTATGACCGTACCTAGCAAAAAGCCTAGTATCGTGTCAGCGAACCGCACGTTCTCTTTTGGTATATCTAAAAAGGTCACGCAGGCGATATACACCACGGCAAAGGTAGACCAGAAAGCCGCTAGGTAGTACACGAACCGCTTAGAGAACACATCGCTTTGGTTCAGCGCGGCTGTCTGCATAGCTCGTGCGTCGGCTCGGTCGGCTAAAACCGCTTTGAACTTTTCGTGCTCCAACTCGCGCATCTTTTGCGCAGCCGCTGGGTCAGCTTTAATTGCCGAAGTGACCGCCTCCAACTCGTCAGCAACCCCGAATTTAGCAGCCAGCGCGCTGACTGCCAACCCGCCCAGAGGCCCAGTAAGAGCAGTAGCAATCGCAGGTGCTGCATTTTTAAGTAATCCCAATAATTCGTTCATTGTTGCCCACCTTTAGTTGCCACAAACCACACCAGCAAAGCAACAGCGCCAATGCCCGTTACCCCTAGCAGGAACACCGCAACACCCGTCAGCACGCCTTTAATGGCTTGTATGCGCTTACGCTTCTTCAGCAATATTGCGCGAGCCACGGCCTCGCGGTTTTTCCGAGCCTCAACTTGAAATGCCAACCATTCATCCCAAAGGCCGCCGCGCCCTTGGTAAATCATCAACTCTTTAAGTTGTATTTCGTGTTGCTTAATTTGTTCAAGCGCAAAAAACGCTTCTGAGTCTGAACCTGATTGACCTGCCTTTTTAGATATTGCGGCTTTGTTGTCAAAGAAGCTGAAAAGATGCTGTCCCGCCGCCATGATGTCTCCACCATTGGCAACGGTCTGTTTAATAACCGCATAGGCTGCATTGGCGGCAGCAAGCTCAAGTAACACGTCAACCCATCTTCGACAATACTGTCAGCAATAGAACCATAATTGTCCCAGTGGCCGCTAACAGAATCGTCTCCAGCCGCTTGACGCGCCCAAACAAGTCTTTAAACTGAATACGCACCTCGGTCTTAATTGCAATGACCTCTTTTTCTAAGTCATCGATTCTTCTGTGCGCTGTCTCGACGTTGCGTTCCATTTTTGCTCCGAGCTTTTAATATATGGTGTCGCTTTAATTTTACTCACAATAAATCAGACTTTGCAAATTCAAAAGCTGTAATTGTTGATAAGTCCTCAACATCCTCCCAAACAGGAAGAATGATGTCGCCTTCGTAGTCTGGTTGTCCGTAGCTATCAGGTCGCACAGCTACGTCTTGCTTGCGCGTTATAGAGCCTTTAAGAAAGGTCATAAATTCAGCGTGCTCAGGCGTGCCATCAATGGCATCCAAGTCAGCGCGGGTGTTTATGATAGTTTTATGCAGTGATGCCATGCTTTTGCTCCAGCCAATTAAAAAGATGATGAGTGTCAGCCCACTTTGCATGGCCTGACCACGATGCCAAAAACTTAGTCAAAGATTCTTCGTCTTGATTGCCAATGTATCTTGCAATTTTACGCTTTGCGCGAAGCACTGAGTCTTTGCGAAGCAGTTTGTGGTTTTTCCAAATCCGGTAGCCCAAAAAGTTTACGCCACGGCTGGTGGGTGAGACCTGCCATTTGCCGATGCGCAGCCTTAAGTGTTCCATTGAAAAATCATTTAACCTTAAAAACGAGTCCATTAGCTCGTCCTTGTCGTCGCCAAGAATCACAATGTCGTCCATGTAACGCGCCCAATGGCGCTGCTTGAGGTCAAAGTGAATAAATCGGTCGGCGGCATTGCCATACACGTTGGCAAAAAGTTGGCTTGTCAGGCTGCCAATAGGTATGCCCTTGCCTTCAGTTGGGATGGTCTCGCGCAAGATACGCAGCGTTTTATCACAATCAATTTTGCGGTCAATCATTTTGTGCAACACGGTACGGTTTATGCTTGGAAAAAACTTGGAGTAATCTGTTTTTAAAAAATACTTGGAATCTAAGTTCCTCATGCGGGCTTGAACAAAAGCCACTCCAGCATGGGTGCCCATTCCTACGCGGCAAGCAAATGTCTGCGGCATTAGAGTTTTCTCAAAAATAGGGCTGATAACATTGCACAAAGCATGCTGCACCAAGCGGTCTTTAAAATCTAACGCAGATATTAATCTTGGCTTTGGTTCGTAAATAGTAAACTGACGATAACCACCAATGTTGTAAGCCCCATCAGCAAGCTCTTGCTGAATCAATCGCAGATTGGCTTGGTCGTACTCTTTAAACTCCAAATAACCAAAGGTCATTTTTTTACCTTTGGATGTTTTGCGGTACGCCTCTTGGAGGTTGTCCAAAGACACGATTTGGTCAATCAGATTGCGGTGTTTTTTTGGCATAAAAAAGTCGGCTGCGCTTTTGGATTTCCTACTAGGCGTTATGCCGAACCCCGAAATGTATTTGCCGAAGCAGGACAGCGCTGGCTGACCACATGTGGATTGGCCTGCCTGCCAAGCCGGAGCGTTGGCAGAGCGTTGGATGTACGTCGTCACAGACAAAGCGCGACCCGATGTTGTTGTTCGAGTTCGAGGCAGCGTTGTTCCAGTTCGAGCAGCGCGAACCGGAGTTCGAGCCGTTGTTCCAGTTGCCGCCAAATAGCGCAGAGTTGTTATCCAGACTGCCCTTGTGCTTTTCTGTGCTTGAGCCAAGCCCCCAACATCGCCCCAACTTCTGCAATTAACACTTGTGATGTCTCTTGCTGGTGCTTTGTTAAACACTTGATCGAAACCAGAAAGCGCACCCAAAACCGCAGATGAGCAAGCTGTGCGTCTGCGGCGTAGAGTTTTGAGACTTGATTGCTTTTGCCAGCTTGCACAAGTGTGTCGGGCACACCCATCAGGCATTGCAAAAACATATCCCTCGCCACTCCATGTTTTCTCGGTATTGACTGGGCAATAGGGTACAGATACGAGATAACCCTCTCGTATTTTTCCACTATTGCCATTTGATCGAAACAAGCTGAATCCTTTATTGGTTGCATCTAAACGCAGGGCTTTCGCCCTGCTTAGTCAAGTTGCAGGTGGTCACAGACAAAGCGCGACCCGAGGCCGTTGTCCGAGTCCGAGGCAGCGTAGTTCCAGGCCGAGCAGCGCGAACCGGCGTTCGAGCCGTTGTCCCAGTAGCCGCCAAATAGCGCAGAGTTTGGCGCGTTGTATTCGCTGCCCCGGCCTTCAGTGTTCGCGTTCCATGACGCAGCGGCGGCGGGGCCACCCCTATCGCG